ATGGGCAAACCCCGGGCAAAGTCCCGCACCGTTTGCGCATCGTTCGCGTGTCCGGTTTTGCGCGTCCCGTGCCACTGTATAGCAGTAGGGCCGCTGGCAGCGTAGCAGCCGCCCGGGTTATCCGTGCCAACTCGTTTTTTTCCGGTGCCATGAGCAACAAAAACAACGACGAATTCCCGTTCACCACGTGCGCACAATGGGGAGCCCCCGCCACAGTCCGCACATGTAAACGATTCGGCCAACTCCGCCGGGCAACGGGCAAAAGTCACCCCGTGAATTTTACGCGGCCAAGTGTCGGCCGTATCCACCGGCGCAGCGTAAACCGCCGGGCGGCCAAGCTCCACAGTGCGCACCGCGTCCGCGATGGTGTCGCAGCTCGCGTTGATTGTCGTTTTACCCGGTGCCGGTGTCGGCAGCGCCTCAGCGGGAAAGTGTGAATAAGCCCAAGCTATACCCCGGCGCGGTACTGCATCATAAATAGCAGCCAAATAATCCGCATCGATATGATCGGTGCCTGTTTCGCTTTTCGGGTGCAGTGCGCAGCTACGCGGACACGTGCCATACGTCTCATGTTCGCCAGCGCGATAAGTAACAGCTATCGGGCCGGTTTTTTTGTTCGCTGATATTGCAACGGTTTTCAACATGACTCTATCCTTTCTTAATTTGGGAGCGGCCAGTGTAGGCCAATTCCGGCACAATTCCAAATTGATTTTTTAAATAATCCAGCCGTTCCGATAGCTTGGCTTTATTGATCGGTTCGACAATAAAAAGCCCGTCAAAATTATCGCGCCCCCACTGTAGCGCATCACGTTTTAATTTGAATATCTTAGAAGGGTCGTCTCGACGGGCGTGCGCCCAATAAACGCAAACGGGTTTTCTCATGACTCTATCCTCTCTGTTCGCTGAATTATTTCAGCAGCACCTATTTTGCCAAACCCCGGCAAAATGTCCAATTGTTTTTTTCGATCAATCCGCCAAGGCCGATAGCTTTTCTTTCAACTCCGCCCAGTTCATCCCCCGCGAAGGCCAAACCGCGAGCGGCGGCAGCCGAAGGCCCTCGGCAGCAAGGGCAACAGCGTCGCGGCCATGGTAGAGCAAGATCCGGTCGATATTCAAAACAAGCACAAAGCAGGGCCTACCCTTAGCTGCATGCCGAATCAAAAAAGCAATTTGATGCGGTCGCAAAGTTACTTTCAAACCACGCTGAACAACTTTCAATTCCACCAGCACAAATCGATCATCTACCCCAATCAGCATGTCCGAAACACCGAGGTTCACCCGGTTTTCGATTCGCTCAATATCGCAGCCCAGCCCTTTCAAGCCATCGCGCACGCGTGCAGAGAATCGCGCCTCAGGTGTCGTCGTCACGGTCGATCTCAAAAACATCTAAAGGGGGATCGGCCACGCCAGCATCGAAGGCCGGATCTTTCTCGCGGTCGGTACTGTCAAGCACTTGGCCCGTGGTTGCATCGATCAAAGCGGTTGGAGGGGGCCCGCCGTACAAGCGCTTGAGTTCGTCCAGCTTACGCTGCACTTCCTCTTTCGACATCGAGTCGATTGTCCCGTGCCTGATTTCTTTGCGTTCAACGTAAATCGTGCCCAATGCTTGGCCACGCCGATATTCCGCCTGAACGGCAGCAGCAAAAGCTCCCGCAGCCAAAGCTTTATCCCGAATATCCTGCAAATCTTTCATGTGGCGCTCGTACGATGTGTTGTACTTTGATGCTAATTCAGCACGATAAGCTTGAATCGCGGCCACAACATGAGGATATTCCTTAGGGTTAGTCAGCTTCCATGCCATCACCGAAGCCGAGCCCTCTTTGTACCCCGCACGCATGGCGGCCTCTTTCAAAGTCACCCGGCCATCCCCGGACACGTATTCCTGCACAAACTTCCATTCCTTGGCATTCAAGACCTTTTGCTGCCTTAAGGGCTTGACCTCGCCCGCAAGCCGCTGCTTGGCCTTGTCAGGGACCACAGGGGGCACGTTCCAGACATCCCGCTTAGTCATGCGGTTCTCCACAAGCGCCAACCGTCATCTACACGGCGCATAGAAAAGGTCCAGCCGGGCCTGTGAACCTTGGCAAAGCGTATGGCCGCTACCCTAGCCGAGGCAGCCTGCTTTTCGTCCTTAAACAGGATGCTATCGCCCGTCTCCATGTCACGGAAAGGGTAGGTCGTACGATCTTCAGGGATGGGTATATTTGCTTCGATTTGTATCAAGGATTAACTCCCGTAAAAGAAAAAACTAATTAACAACGGAGTATACATAAAGTAACTCTATCTGGCAAGGCAAGGATCAATTCAAGTGCTCCCTATAGAGGATTTTGGAGGAGGAGTAGTAAAAAAAAAATCGTCTCCTCTAAACGTAGGGACACCCCAGTAAATTACACTGTTTCTTACCCCGTAATGTACTGTAATCAGAAAAGTACTTGATTTCATTCACTTATTACGCCATTACGTCTATCACGTCTATTCCCACAAAAAAAAATAAAAAAACACCTCTTACCCTAAAAAGTCCTATAGGGATACCCAAAATTGCATAACAAACCCTGTTCTATATATCAAATACCATATATATTAGGGAAAACCCCTATGAAAAACACAACAAAATGTACTTGACACCTAGTGTTCTCTAAACGATACTACGTGTCCCTAACATATGTAATTCAAGAAAGGATAGCAGAGTATGAGTATACAATTCCCTAATCAGCTACACACGGCTGATCTTTCTCTTAAACTTCCCGTTGAGGTTGACTACGGCCTTGATGAGCAAGGAGAGACAAAAATTAAAGCTGTACGCGTGGTCCACGGTCCGTTGTCCATGGACGTAACTGCATTACTCACGGAAGATGACTTTTTTGACATCTTTGTTCAGTTGGATGATTGGTATCACGAAGTATCTTAGGAGCACAAAATGACTGATCCGAACCCTTATGACGGCTTGTTGTCGTATGACCATGTTTTTGAGACTGGCGCGGGCAAGTATTTGAAGCAACATGTTTTGGAATGCTGGTTGGAATTTGAGGCTGCTGACCCCAGCGTTGGCTTAAAGGAGGACTGGACGGTGTTTTATGTTTATTTGGACGGTGTGGACATTGCGGAACTCTTGTCTGAGGAGGTCAAGGAAGAGATTATCTTGGGCGCTATGCAGTATTGTGCAGACGAAGCAGACGAAGCTTATTACCCATAACTTAAAGGAAAACGAAATGAGCAAGAAGAAAGAAGAACTGCCAAATTATTTTGAAGCTAACACGTGGGTGGTCCTTGACGCGTTAAAGACGATGAATGAGGCAACGTCTATTTTGGCTTTGATTGCCAAGTCTGCGGACCGTTCGATGCAGCAGGCGCTGCATGGCGTGATAACGGTGTTGATTAGTGCGGAGTTGACTTTGGGTGAGTATTTAGATAAACCGGAGGGTACAGATGTCTGATATCAATAAGGGGTTGCCCTCTTCGGAGGAGATTTCTCGGACTCACATGGAGACACAGAAATGTGCAATTGCGATTGCCAAGACAATGTTTGAGAATTCTGGTTCAACTAGGGTTTCTGTTTTAGCGGTCATGATGGTAGCGGCGGGAGGTGCGCGGGCCACGGGCCTTGATAAGCATGCTGCGATTGATTTATTTTTGACCTTTTACAACGATGCAACCAATTTTATGTTGGAGGAATGATATGGAGAAGATTAAATATTTGGAGTTAGAGGTAGCTGAGTTGCGCAAGCTTTTAGTGGAGTGCGAATTGCAGTTGCGGATCAAGTCGGAGAGGGTGACGAGGTTGCAGCGTGAGCCGTTGACCGAGGAGCGTGTATATGCTTTGTATAGGCGTTCGTTGGATTGGCGGGTATTGGCGCGGGATGTGGAGGCTGAGCACGGGGTAAACCCGGGGGTGGAGGTATGAAGACGGTGATCCATGTAAACCAGCATGTTGTGCGGGCTAATGCAAAGAATGGTACGAATGATCCTGTGTTGACTGTTAAGACGTATAAGGAAAACAGGTATGCACATGCGGTGGAGATCCGTGGTCCGAGTACCGTGGTGTATTCACCGGACAAGCCGTTATCTTGTGGTGCGAAGGTATGGATTGAAACGCAGGCTGAAGTGGAGGTGCTGTGATGTGGGATGTAGTGGTAACTGTGACTTTGATGTTGTTTGGCGCGTTTGTGATGTTGTTCTTTGGCGCTATGTTGATTTGGGTTTTATACATATTACAGAATGGAGTTGATGATGAATGAAGAAGACGAAGCGTTCAACGAGATTGAACGACAAGCCGCACAGAGAAAGGAAGCGGTGAGGGCGGCGATAAACAAGTCAGCACCAACTTACTTCACAGACCAACACGCGATCAGCATGGAGTTGAGGGACTACTTTGCGGCAAAGGCTATGCAAGCGTTAATTGACAACGATGGTTTATTTTTCGAGATACCAACACAGGCTTATGCAATAGCAGACGCAATGCTGAAAGCGAGGGAGGCATGAACAACGAAAAAGTAATTGCCCTGCCCGCGTCCACAAACTACACGGCTGAACAAGCGTTGCAGTCCGCACTTCAAATGGAGTTGACGGATGTGATGATTATTGCGTATGACTTTGAGGGTGAATTGTTTGTTCGTTCATCCAAGATGACCCGAGCAGAGGGTTTGTTTATGGCTGAGAAAGCAAAACAATGGGCAATGACTGGAGGTAAAGAATGACCGACAAACCATACGAACCCAGCCAAGAACATATCCGAGCCATTGAAGCCAAACTAAAGGAAAAGAACACATGA